TTAGCCGATCACAGGGGAATATTTACTGCGTAATCCATCAGACTTGGCCCCGGTGGCGGTAATGCTCCCGGCGTTCAGTGGGCCATCAGTATTGGTATGAGTATGTGCTGCGGTCAATGCTGCCAGCTCTTTCACCACATCCAGCGTATCCAGCATGAGGGCCATCACGTTAATCTGCTGGCTACCCATCCACACTACCGGCGCAATCACATCTTGTCGGGCGGCGGCGATACTGCTACGGATATTGCCAATCTTCTCTATCAAGTCCTGCCCCACATCGGTGGTTAAGGTTTTGCCCACTTTGGCCATGTAACTGGCTTGGGTCGCCAGACTGTAATCCCCCTCGCTAATCTGCTGGATAGCACCGGCCAGCAAGGTGGCCGTTCCCAGTACCGTGGTTTTATCGGTAGCCTGAACGGTGGTTTCACGGGCCACCAGTGTGCGGGTTTCATCATCAGCCGTAATCACCCGGCTCATGGATTCCTCACGAATAACCTGATCAGTCTTGCGTTCCCAGTCCCCCGCCACCGTCACCCGCTGCGATACTCCGTCGCGCTGTTGCTGTAGTTGCTCACCCGGCTGCACGGTGGGTAGGTTATTGCCCTGTGATAGCGTCTGACGCACAAAGGGTTTATCCGGCCTGCCGCCAGTAAAACCCACTTCAACCAGAGTACCGGCCGGGGGGAACTGGAACATGCCCGACTCCGCCCCCGCCATCGGCAGGGGAAGCGGCACCGCAGGGTAAACCGGCGTATCCGCTGCGGCCTGACCATCATCATCCAGCAATTGCAGATTCACGGCATAGCGGGGCCGGAACGGGTCGGCCATATCACCGCAGGTCACCGCCTCGCTTGGCCCCTCAACACGGGCCATTTTCGGCAGATGCAACCCGGCTGATAACTCCGGGTAAGCATTATCAATCTGGCGCTGGATGGGGGTTTTCTGCAACGGCTGGCCGGTGGTTTTATTGCGCGGCGTCCACGTTAACACCAAATCATCATTATTCAGCCGAACGGTGGTTAACCGCTGGCCATTCAATTCCACGCCGGGGCGCACCGATTGGATCATAGGCACGGTCATGGTATTGCCTGCCGCCGCTGCGGTGCTGAATTCTGACGGGATATCTATCGGTTTACCGGCGAACAATGAATGCTGCCAACTGCCCACATAGACCGCGCCGTCGGGTAACTGGTACCAGACATAATCCACGATACCAAAGGCGTTGCCGATATTGGCCAACAACTGATAACCACTGCCGCTGTGGGTAAAATGCGGGATTGGCTTATCGTTATAGTCAGCGCTGGCGGCAAGCTGGAACGTCAGCCCGCTGTTATCGGTCAGCCAGTCGGCCAACTGGCGCAGGGTCGGATGTTGCATCGATACCGGCCACATACGCTCAAAAATACCGGTTAACTCACGCACAAATAGCCGCTGTGCGCCGTTCTCTGCCGGTTGCGAACGCTCCACATAACCGGTAAACCAGCGCAATACCAATTCAGGGTAACCCGCATCCAGCCGTACCAGTTTGCCGGTGTAATCGGTAGTGGTTTCAGCGGTGATAAAGCCGCGCCCGCAGGCGTTCAGCTCCAGCACCAGAGTGGCATCAACCAGCGGCACCGTATCGCCGGACAGCATCAGCCTGCGAATAGGTTTCATGAGGCTGGCCCCAGTGCATCATTGACGGGCTTCAACACCTTGCGCTCAAACCAGCTTAACTGCTCGGCATCCTCGCCCGCCTCACTGCCTGCGGCCCCACTGCCTGCCGTCTGTTTTTGTGTGGCCGTTTTACCACCTGCGCGGGCTTCGCGTTTTTCTGACACACTCAAAAACTCTTTCAGGGTAAAGGTTACCAGCCACGCCATTTTGCCATCCTGTTTCGGGGCATCAATTGCGCCAGTAAAGGTGGCCAGCCGGAAATTAATTGCCTGCGCCACCTGATTAGCCACCCGGTATTTTTTCAGTGCGCCGCCTGCATCTTTGGTTTCAGCCAGTGCAAAAAGTCGGGTTAATACCTCTGGGGTGCTGAATGGCACCATGCCGGAAATGCGTAATTCTTTGGCCTTGATGCCCTGCTCTGCCGTTGCGGTACTCGAAGTCTGGCCAGATTGGTCTTTTTCCTGAAATTGCATTGTTGGGGTCACGGTCAGCCCCTTTAACGGAATGGCTTCACCGTCCAGTGCCAGCATAACTATCTGTGTCATGGATCATCGCCTCCATCGTGGTTAAATCCTCTCCGGCAAATAAGGTGGCCAGAGTAAAAACAGCATCCTGCTGCGGTACGTTCTTTTTCATCTCGCTGGCCACTGTGGCCGCGCTGCCGCTGGCGGTAAATACCCACGCCCGCGCACTGCCTGCCAGCAAGCCATTTAACGCACTTTCCACACTGGCCAGTGTCGCTGCCTTGGCACGGGTAAAACCGGACAATGCCGACGCCAGCCCCGCCAGATTAGCCCCCGCCCCAGCGGCATCTTTGGCCTGTGCAATACGTTGGGCATTAATGGCCATGCGACTGGTTGCTGTGGATAACAACTGCGGTTGCGGCAATCCGCTTCCGGCTCTGGCCGGTAACTGCATTTTGGTGGTGGCCAGTGTGGCCGCAGTGCTGGCCATGCGGGCCACTTGCGAGAATACCGGTAAGGGCAGCACCGCAGAAAATTGGGTAAGTACCTGCATAAAGGCCGGGTGGTCAGTGGCGCAGACCATAAACACCACCACGCGCTGCTGGCCACCGCTGCCCGCCAACTTTCCCGCCAGATGATCCACTGCGTTCTGCGGACTCAGATAACTGCCCGATCCCTCACTACGGCCCACGCCATAAACCCACGGGTGCACCGGCAGCATGGCGCAATTGACTGCAGCCATGTTGCCGGGGATCGATAATGTTGCTTTACGCCACATTGGGGGATTCGGGCCAGTTGATATCTGGCGCTTTCGATATATCAATACGCATAAGTGCAACGCGGTATTTCTTCCATGCCGCGAGTTCAGATATTTCTTTTTTGCTGGCTTCTCCTGCGTCAACTGCATCTTGTCGCCAGTCAATTTCAGAGTCTGCCGCTGCTTTTAATGTTGCTTTCTTTGCTGCTGCGGCGGCTATGATTTCCGCTGCGCTTACATTTCGCCTAACTAGCTTTTCGCTGTCAAATATCCAATTACCGCTGATATTACATCCATCCGGAATCTCATCAAACTCAAGAACATCGCAGCCGGAAGGGAAAAGCGTTGATATATCANTTGTGACAGACATGACTTTCTGTGTGAGATGGTCCACTGCAATAATATATTTTTTAGTAAATAATGACTGAGATTTATACCAGTCGAGCCCGTCGCTATCACTCAGATATGATACATTTTTCCCCAAAGAAAATTCATCCGGGATGTATTGTACTAAATTCGTTAATTTCATAATTAAATGTTTCCCGCAGTAACCCAAATGCCATTTTGTAAAAATTGGAGTGGTCTGAAAATATTCCAACTACCGCTTGTGCCGACCAAGTAACATCCTGCGGGGATTGGACCGATCGCCCCGTCAGACGATGACTGCGCACCCAGTCGCACACTAGTTATAGCGCCAGATTTAATGCTATTAATGTACGAAAATAAATCACCTATCGGCCCCCACGCCGGGCCTGCAATATTTCCATCTCTATAAATCTGCGCACCACCTTCCCCGCCAGCCGTGATGGTTCCCCCGGATTTAATGTCACCGTTTACTGATAAAGTTACTTTTCTTGTCGGTAGTTCAAGCTTTGTTGAAAATAACCACTGAGGCTCAATTGCATAGTGTGTAGATATATAATCTGTTATTACTCCACTGTCATTTACGTAGCAATTAAATCCTGATGAGTAATTGTCGTTTCCGGGTGACCGACACTCGACTTTTTCTCTTGAAGTTACTACACCCTTTACATCAATTGATTTATCAAATGTCCCACCATTCTTTTTTGATACGACATCATTAGCATCTGCGGCACCGATATTTGTTCTCGCTAACGTTGTATCATTCAAATCAGACAGATTTTTCTCTATTTTCAGTGCTGCGTCATTTGCAGTTTTAACAGCTTTCGATGTTGCAGCGTGCGTTTCGCTGGTGCTGTTTATTGCACTACTTAACTGGGTAAACCCTTTAGCATTGAGCGTGGCATCTGGGTGATCACGCGATTTTTCATGCTCTTTCAGTGCGGCATTGATATCGTCAATGGCTTTATCAAACGGATTGGCATCACGCTTATCTTCCTCCCCGGAAGCAGTAATTAACGCCAGCGGGGTAATGTAGTGGGCAAAGCCGTTGGCATCGGTGTAATCATCAAAATCCCCGGCACTATCTTTCACGCCAAGATGGATAATCGGTGCAAATTCACTTAACACGCTACCCTGATAACTGACATCGGCGTAAACCACATTACCGGTTGCGGCCTCAAGTAGCGCATCATCAGCCAGCAAAGCACGAATGCCGCCCACATAGGCCAGACCAGCCTTAACCCGGTATTTATCACCGTCTTTGCTCACTGAAAAACCGTCACCGAAAAAGGCGGCATGACCGTAATAATCCAGATTTGCCAGACGGCAAACCTCATCAATACCGCGCAGCCGGGCACTAAAATCAATCTGCCACGTTTGCGCCGATACGGTGATTTGGCTGGCCTCTGCGGCCCCGGCAAACTCCATTAAAAAAGTACGGGTGATGTTATTACCCTGCACCCCGTTAGTGGTTGCAATTTTCTGCTGTGCCGGGGTATGCACAATCATGCACAGGGTATTACTGGCGGCATCAACCAACCCAATCCAGTTAAAGGTAAAATCGCCCACACGGGTATCCAGCACCACCGAATAGGCTACCGCTGAATCGTTAATCATGCCGTACTGCGCCACCACATCCCGATGCACAATCTGGCCATCAGCCGGAATGCCCTCATCCGGGTTAATGTCAGCGGCAGGATCAAGCCCCGGAACGTGGGCAAAAATAATGGTATCCGGGCGGGCCGGTAAGTTATTTAACACCTGCCCCGCTTGCCAGTGTTCAAATGCGCGGGTAATCACCGTTGCCATATCAATATCCTTATTTCAATTTTGCCGCATAGATTTCATGCGAATGCTGTAACTGGGTGGGTATCACTGCCACCGCGCCCTTAATCGTGCCGGGTGCGATCATTAATTTTGCGTGGTGGTTGCGGTATTCGTTGCTGAATTCCCCACAGTGTATCGTCACTGTTCTGGCGTTGAGCACTTGGAAAATGTAGCGACGGCATGTGCGGCCATACTGGCGGATCAGCGCCATCATCAACGTGTTGTTTTCCGCTATCTGGTTATCATTCACCCGGATAAGAATGACGTCCCAGTCATGGCCCGGCTGGCGCTCCAGTTGCGTTATCACACCAATATCTAACCGCTTAAAGATGGCGCTGAATCCCGCGACTGAACCGGCATCAGCGGCGTTAATAAAAGCGTATTGCACTCGCTTACGAAACAGGCTCAACGGCTCACCGTTAAAGCGGTTGATATCGCGCTGATAGGCCAACACGTTCAACAACGACACCGCGCAGGTGGCGGCATTCAACTGATTAAGCGGCCAATTCAGCCAGCCATTAACCCACTGCCAGTACTGGCGGCACACCTGTAATAACTTGTTAGCCTCGCCTTTATCCATCCATGACGGCAGGCGCAGGCTTGTTAATCGGCTAATGAAATCAGGCATTTTCAATTACCACCGTTACGCTGTTCAGGCGCGGCACACTGAGTTCACTCACAATGTCCGTCAGTGAAAAACTCAATGACTCAATCAGTGAAAACGTCTTGTGCAGCTCCCGCGCCAGATTGGAAAATGAGAAACGGGAATAGGGCCACGTTTTAAGTACCGTGTAATTGCTGTTCTGACGAAAAGCACAGCGCACAAGGTTTTCACAGCCGCTTTCCAGCCCCGCCAGCTCATCAGCGGTTAAGTTCTGTTTGTTACTGACATACAGTGTCACCACTAAATCATGCTGACTTTCCGGCAACCGCAGACACTGCATATCATCACCGTGTCCATGGTGGCCTTGCACGGTAATATGGTCATTGACCGCATCTATAAACGGCTGGGAGATCTCGCCGCTGTCCAACAGTAAATAGGCGTTGGCGGTACCCGGCCCACGTGGGGCATCGTGCAAGAAATAAATCCGGTCAATCGACAACCCGACTACCCCGGCTATCATGCTGCGGTACACCGCATCAGTGTGATAGCTGCCGACCAAGTTAAATTGATTGCGGCAGCGTTCACGAAAATCATCATCTGACTCTTTATCAGCACCCGGCACCGTTAACCAATCGCCCTCGCTTTGCGCCCGTTCAATGCCTGGCACTGCCTGCGGCAAGATACGGTAATAGCCGGGAGCCAGATTAAACGCCCCGCCCACCTCAGCGGCGTTCACCGCGACCAACCCACTGGCGCTACCGGCAGCAATGGCGGTTTCAACACTGACCACCACGCTGTAAATTTTGCCGTTAATACGCTCGGTCTGAATAATCGTCCCGGCTGGAATAACCACATCTTGCTGAATATCAGCTTTATAGAAGCGGATCATGCCGATGGCGGCGGTAGGCGGCTTACGGCTGGTATTCACGCCCCAGCCAAATACCTCTAAAAATGTGCCACTGGCGGTGGCCAGATACATATTGGCCAGCACGGTATTGATTAGCACCTCTTTGAGCCACAGCACCGGGCGGGTGACAAGGGTTTTTATCAGCCGCCAGAACGGGGACATATCGGAGGTATTGGTCACTAACCCCTCTGCCGCGACCAGCTCGTCAAATTTCAGCCGAATATCTGTTTCAGTGGTCGGCATCCCACTGTCTTTTAATACCTGTTCATAATCTATTTCAGGCTTATTACTCATAATCCGCACTTACCGTAATCGGGCCGAAATCGTAGGTATCAGCCGTTACCCATAGCCGTGTTGCCGTTTCTTCATTCACCACCACTGTACCGGGAATAATGCGTTCATCATCTTCAACTAAAATAACCAACTGAGTGATAACATCCGCACGTAATGTCGGGCTGCGTTCAGCAATTAACCGGGTGGTTAAGCCACTTTCAATAATGGCGTGGATACAATCCTGACCAATGCTAATCCGGTTATTGCATAGAGTCGGTTCATTACCGGTATTTAATACAAAGTCGCCGTCTTTTATCAGCAGGTCGATATACATCAATTCCGTCATTAATTTAATTCCTGCCATTCCATTAGCTGCTCTGGCGTCATTCCACCCTGCATATTAATATTCACGTTCTCAAACCGCTTACTGTTATCGGTCACCGTTTTGGCGTTATTGCTGATTTCTTTATTAATCCCGCCCTTTTCAATATTTTGGATCTGGCCACCGGTTAATAAATTATTGGCTGAACTGATTGGGCTACTTTCCTGTGAAGGGATACTTTTCGCCTCAATATTTACGCCGGGGATATAATTCAGTTTATCGATGATCCAATTGTAAGTTTCGGCAAAGGTACTTTTCAGCCAGTCCCATAATCCACTGAACACATTGCCAATGGTATCAGCCATGGCACTGATACCGGCCAGTGGTGATAACCCGGTGATAGCCGATACCAGCCACGCCCACCCAGCAACAATACCTTTCCATACAACACTAAATACGGCCCCAACTGCGGTCACTACCCCGGATAACCACTGGAAAGCCTCAGTGTCAGCAATGGCCGCTTTAATCTCATCCCAGTAGGTAATCAAGTAATAAATACCTGCCGCCAACGCAGCAATGGCCACAATGATAAGCAGGATAGGCCATGTCATGAAACTAAAGGAAATGCCCGCCGATATTGCCGCCATACGTACCGCCAGTAACACGCCGCGCATAATCCGCATGGTGGCGTTAACAGCGATGATTGCCGTGTTATATAACCAGATAGCCGCCGTGTGGATTTTTGTCACCGCACACAATGCGCCCCACAGCAGTTTTAACCCCATCCAGATAAACATGCTGATCCCCATCACCATATTGGCGATGGCCCCGGCAGCGGCAAAACTCAGCAACGCCAGCATGGCATAACCGATCAGCCGCGCGATATTGGGGAATAACTGCATCCAGCGGGCGAACCTCTCGCCGATTTCAGACACGCGGTTCATGATGGGATACAGCACAGGTAACAGGGTTAAGCCCAAAATTACCCGCATTCCCGTCCAGATAGCCATCAGCCGTTCCCATGGGTCGGCCATTTTCTTGGCCATCTCACCGGCCCGTTTCATCCCGTCATTACTGCCCAGCTCACCGATATTGCGTTTCAGTAAATCGACATTGCCGTATAGCTGTTTAATAACATTGGCACCATCACCAAAGGCTTTATCCAGCTCTGCCTGTGCCTTTAAATTGCCCTCAATGGTTTTACCGTAGCGGCCTTGTAACTTATCCAGCATTTCCGGCATGGTCAGCATCTGACCGGAGGCATTCACAAAGCTCAACCCCAGCGTTTTTGCACCGTCTGCGGCCCCCTTCATAAAGTTTTCATAACTGCCGCTGGCTTCGGTTCCTAAGGTTTTTTGTAACTGACCCAATACGGCAAATTGCTCATCAATGCCGACACCGTAGTTAGCGCCAACCCCTTTTGAACCGGCCATCAAGTCAGCCATAGTCTGCATACTGACGCCAAATGACTGCGCCATATATGCCGTTTTACCGGCCACCTCTTCGGCAAACTTCACTTTACCTATGCGGGCGGCGTAGCTGTCAAATTGGTTATACATTTGCCCCATGTAGGCGGCGGCTTCGCTGCCAGTGGTTTTCATGCCAGCGGCCAACACATTGGTGGCCAGGGTGAAGCGGGGCAAATCCCGGTCCGACAGCGTACCGATTGCACTGCGCACGTCTGCACTTGAACGCACAACATCCACGGCGCTGCGGCCATACTGCATACTGAATTTCAGGGCGTCAGCGCTCATCTTTTGCAAGGCGCTATCACTCACGCCCTTGGCGCTGGCCTCATTAAGCGCGCCGGCAAATTCAGCTGCGGGTCCCAGTGCGCCCTTCATTCCCTGTACGACACCGAACAGCGCGGCCCCGCCAATGGCAATTTTACCGAAAGCCGCCTGAGAACTTTCCGCAAATCCTTTTACAGAGGCTTGCACGGATTTTAATGGCCGTGTGATTTTATCAATCATGCTTAAGGTAAAATCGAGACTTTTCATTAATCGCCTTTAAATGCCAGACCAATTCCATTGGCAATAGAAATACGGGTATTATCCCAATAACGGTTATCTAACCAAACGGCACGGGCCAGACTCTCTATATCGTCATTTTCATGCGGCAGATAATGACGACGCAGAATAAGAAATTGTTCAATAGAATTATTGTCAATTGCCCGTAACCGTTGTGTTAGTTTTTTACTTCAATTTCCAACTCAGGCGCGTAAACCTTATTGACTTTATCAATCAATTGCAGTGCGGCACCGGGCATTTTTAAAATCTCATCCAATGCGTCTTTGGTTTCTTTACTGATAATACGGCGCAGATATTTAAATGCCGGGGCAATTTTATTTTCCATGCCCACATCATTAATAAAACCATTATAGGCGGTAGTATTCGGTTCAAAAATAAGTTCAACACCCCCCACTACTAATACAATCTTGTTTTTTTCAGCCATGTTATTTATTCCCTTGTCGTAAAGTGATTTCATTAATCAGTTGATTGTGTCGCGCCGCGCATAATGTATATAGGTTGCGATAGGCGCGTAATGCAGTATCAAAATCATTACCGGTAGTCCCGGTTAATCGGGGTAATACAGTGGAGCATTTAGTTAGCTGATTTTCCTGATAAGGTACGTTCGGCGGCGTCACTGCTCTCGTTGAACAGCCGGACATAGTCATCAGTAGCACACACATTAGTAAACACCGGCTTAATAATTTCCGTATGGATAACCGGCTGGTACTTATCACCCTGCTGGCGCAACGCTTCCAGCTTATCTTCAAGTTGCCGGGCTGAATCACTGGCTATGCCCTCCGAAATTGTTCGGCCCTCTTCTGCCGCTTTATTGGCGGCGCGGGTAATACTCAGTTCAATGCGGTCATGCTGCAAATCATTGAGATACCACCCGGCGACAAATGCCGCTGCAATCAGCGCCAATATCTTGGCCATCAGCGAACCCCGTTATGCTCAAGGCTAAAGTGGTTGCCATCGGGATTGTATTTGAAGCGCCCGCCCCAACTGCCGCCTAGCTTTTCCCACTGCTCACCCAAAGGTAAATAGGCTTCGCTTTTGGTCTGATATACCCCGTTGATGAACAGATTAAAATCCACTGCCAGCCGCGAGGTATGCAGGCTGTTACTGATACCGCTGCCCGTTTTGGCATTCAGTTTGGCTTGCTCCGGCGTGCGGTAGGCCTCACCCAAGGTCAGGCGGTAGCCCCGCTCCCCGGCCCAGCTAATCAACTGCGCAATCAGTTGGGTAAATAACTGCTGCTTCTCACTTAATGTCATGGTTTCTTTCCCTTTAATAAACTGCTCCCCCGGCGACGTAACCACAGCTCAACCGCCTGATGCCCGGCAATACCTGCCGCAGCCCCTAACCCGGTTACCGCCAGCGGAGAAATCCCCGGCACCCAAACCAATACTGCCGCCGCTGCCACCGAGGTGGCTGATCCCAATATCACCCGGCCCACAAACAGCCGGACAGTGATTGGCTCATCACTGGCCAATACCTTTCCCAGTGCAATCAGCCCACCTAAAATGGCCAGTCCGAGAAAAGTTTTTTCATGTTCCTGCATCCTTGCCCCCTAGCCGATCAGATTGCGCGTGGCGTCTTCTTCCAGATACGGAATGCCGTTAATGCGCACAAAATCCGGGCTGGTAATGAAATACTTAATTTTGTGGGTCAGTACCGCCCCGCCTTTCGGGTCAACATCCAGCACTGAATCAAATTTCAATTTCACGCCGAACACTTCCACCTTTAACTCCTCTTCCCCGGTTTTGGCGTAGAACAGGATGTCAAACGCCGGGATACCGCGCCACGAACCCGAACGGGAAGCTTTAGCGGTCAGTTGCTGCAACACTTTGGTACTGACTTCAATATCCCCTTCGCCACCCACATCACCTTTCACGTCGCCATCCGGCACACCGTTGGTCTGTGCCGGGCCGCTGTTATCGGAAATTGTCAGCCCAATCTTTTCAACGTGGATCAGGTCACCGTCCATGTTCACATCAACCGATTGACCAGAAATACGACTCATTGGCTATCCTCCAGTGCGGTATCCAACATCAAACTGACGGTGATACTTTTCGGGCATTCATACGGACGAACCACGATATAAATCTCCACTTTGGTGGCGGTGCGCCACGTAATCACCACATCCCCCTCTTTCGGCGGTTTTACTTCGCCGGGGAAAGTGATCCCGTTAATCTGTGTACTGCGGGCCATTTCGCGTAATACCTTGGAAAAATAGGTTTTATGCGCGGCAATGCTGCCGGGGGTACTGTTCAGCGCCCGGTCCGCAATCTTGGCGATCGCCTGCAAGCGAATACGCCGGGCCGCTTTATCAACAATACGCAGGTACTCAATCACCTGATAATCTCCGCCCTCGACATCCAGCGTGCGGCCATCGGCCCAGTACATACCGTCATAATCCGGGTACCACATTGGTACCGAATAACGCAGGGTTTCCAGCGCCTGTAATGTGGCCAAATCCAGCGCTACACCTTTACCGTCCACTGGCTGCGCATCACTGCCCATTTCCAATAGCGGGCCAGTGGCCACACGGGCCGGGCTGTCGGCAACGGTCACGGCACGGCTACATAAACGCCCGGCCAACACCCCCGGCTCATTGCCCCACAGACGTGGCACCAGTTGCACCGATGACGCCGCAACGCCCTGCTGTAATGCTGCCAATCGAACTAAATACTCCGGCCAGCCCTCTTCGACCTGAGGACCATCAACAGCCAGCACAAACCACACCCAGCGGCCAAACTTGGCCAGCAATTCAGCCCGCAGGCTGGCGGCGGCGGTAATGGTGGCTTTATCGGCAGGCAGCACGACCACCACACCCTCGACACTGGCCACCAACTGTGCGGCTCTGACTGCCGATACCCACGCCAGTGGATCAATCTCTGCATTTTTTGCAGGCTCAGCAATTACATGCACAAAGCCGTTCCAGTTCTGGCCTGCATTCAGCATCGCAGCGTTGACACAACTTTTTACCGTGCTGGCATCCGTGCCTAACAACACATCAAAATCCGTTTGTGTGTTTACCGCTAATGTTTTACCGGCGTTCACCTTGCCGGTACCGATATACAGCACAGCCCGTTCTATCTCTTTGGTTTCGCCCTGTAACTGGTTTTTTTGGTCAATATTTACCTGTGGCCAACTCATCGTCACCCCTTAATGTGTTGCACGTATCACGTGCCAAATCCTATGGCCTGCAACTGCCGCGCCAAGGCTTTATTAAAATCTTCATCGTTCATACCCAAAAACTCACGCGCCGGGACATCCACTGTCCATGTTGATTTAGCAGCCTTGCCACTTAACTCACGGATCAGCAAACCGGCCTGATCAAAACGCATGTTTCCGGCAATTTCTTTATACGGCGGCTTACGCCATCCCTTGCCCTTTTTGACCTTGTACCCCAACGCCCGCAGTCGTTTGGCCTGTTTTATAGTGGCCTTCCGCTCTGGGTCAGTCGTCTTGGCCACCGCGCTGCGATTAACCGTGACGTTCATGCCATTTTGCTGGCCATACCCCACCACGCCCGCCGGTACCGGTTTTTCACCGTTGCGATACTGGCCACCCTGCAAATACAACCGGACGGCCTCAATCTCCGGCATTTCACGGATATGCATCAATTTCGGCATGTTGCGCAGCATCTTGCCGCGCTGGTTGGTCTGTCGCCCCTGCCACGGCGTGCCATCCGGTGATTGTTGGTTACGCACATTACGCTTTGCGGCAACCATCACCCCGTACTTGGCCAGCCGCCATAACAGCCGCTGGCGCTTTTTAGGCGGCAACTCCAGCCGTTTAAGTGCCTCTCGCAACGCAGTTAACTGCGTGGTATTCAGCTCACCGTTAATCATAATCAGCTTTCACCCAGTGGTGCGCCGCGGGTATCAGCGCCAAATATTGTGCCCTCAGTGGCCAGCCATAACCGCGGATCGGTCAGTCGCCATCTGGCCCCCATAAAGGGGATATCCCCGGCGGGATCTTTGGCGATACTCAGTGATTCCGTAATCCCCATCGACACCACCACCATGGCGGTTTTATCGTCTATCACATCGATATCAATACTGGGTAATTCCGGCACCGGCCCATGGTCGGGCGCATTCTCAATCATCCAGACAAGCAGCAATGCACACAGGTTGCGCGGGTCATAGTCACGGTAAGGAAAGCGGCCCCAACTCAGTACCGCATCAAACTGCATCAACGCCAGTTGATACTGATCCAGACCTAAATCCCGTTGCGCCGGAATAAAACGCAGCGCGTCCATGTCGCTGTTAAATTCCAGCTTACGCAGCCGCTGCGGTAAATTGTCCTGCACAAAGGCGGTTAGTGAGTGTAATTTGCTCATATCTGCCTCACGGTGCAGCGGCCCACACCTTTCATATTGCGCAATACTGTGCTGGCCTCTGCCAGCAGGCGGCTGCGGGTTTCGGGGTTTTCCTGCCCGGCATTGGGTACCCGGCTAAACTGCGTCGAATACTCCCCCAGTAAATCGGCTTTGGCACGGGCAAAGACGGCCTTTTTATACTGGCTAATCAGTGCCGTTTGCCCGTTCATCGCCACGCCCGGCACCGCTGTGGCCTGTTGGTACCCCTTGGCCACGTATCCCGCAGCCACCACGCGCAGGTCTAAATTCACTTCGGCCACGCTGGCCAGCAACGCATCGGCTTGCGTATCGGCATCAATATCCGCCGGAATACTGCGGTTACGCTGAAACTCGCTTAAATTGAGGTCTGGCCAAAATCCGTCATTGGTCAGCTCAACATCCTGATAATCAATTTCTTTTCCGTTAAACATACAGCTCCCGAAAAAAGCGAGCAGACCGGTTTCCACGGCCTGCGAACGAATGTTGCAGCCTCCACCGCGCCCGCTTTGGCTCTCGGTAGTTGTTATTATTCTTTTTCTAGCATCCGTAATCGGGCGGCAATCCGTTGCCGATGTGTTTTGACACCACACCCCGGATGGAAGGTATTCGCCTGCGCCAGTAGTGCATCAGCCTGTTGCAACGTGGCCACATCCTCTATGGCACTGGGCAACGGCTCCCCGTTGTCATTACGCAACAGCATCAGCCCGGCAAACTTGAACCATTTGGCGCTGGCCTGCTCCGGAATACGCCAGTTATCACGCACGTTGTCGAATACCCGCGAGAAATACGGCTCACTACTCTGGCCCGCATCCGTGCTGGCCTCAGACCACGCCAACATGCTATCGGCGACAAAGTGAGAAATACTGCGACGCTTGCCAAAAGGCGTTATCTGCCGCTGCTCTATGGCGATGTCTGCCCAATCAAGCGCCAGATCAAAGTCCCCAACATCAAACAGCCAGGCAATGCAGTAGGTGAATACCGGATTGCTGTAGACTTCGCCTGCCGCCAGATAGGTTTCCACGCTGGGTAACCAGCGGGGCAGCAGTTCCCGGCGTTTCAACTGCACTTTCTCAGCCATTGTCAGCCCGTGCAGCCGTTGAGCATCATTATCGATAGCCATCTTTTGCAGGTGCATACTGGCCACTCCGACCAGTGCCTCATGATTGTTTAGCTTACGCTGCGCCTCAATCATGGCCGTATGACGCTGGGCCGGTGATAAAGCCATAATTGCCCCCTTACTCGCCTACTTTCGGATCACTTGGCTCTTTGATTTCACCGATGGTTACAGCGGATTCATCAATAGCGGCGTACAACTCTGGGTACTCAACTGCATAGCCCTCATTACGCAGATATTTATTTTCAAATTGCTTACGATCTTCAACAAATTCAGCTTTGCGCTGACGCGTGCCACGTTGAGTGTAAATATGTAAGTTGGCCAGAGTGGTTACCGTCATTCGTTTACCCGGCATAAACGGCGGTACCATTGCAGGGCGTCCGGCGATAGAGTCAGACAGCATCTGCGCGGCAATTTTCTCTGTCGGGCGATCAGCTTTTTGATACAGCCGATACTGCTCAGCCGCCACCAGATCAGCCCCGACCAGCACCACTAAACGAGGGTCATTACGGTACTGCTGCGGAATTTTGGTGTTAATCAAGTCGGAAGCCATCGCATCCAAAGACTTGTAATCGCCCTGCTCATCCAATGTGACCGGCGTCGAAATGATTTGCTGGCCCTCTTTGTATTTACGCACCAACTCATGCCAGCCGTAGTTGACGTCTTCCCCATTAGGGTTCGCGGTGGGATCGGTAGACTTGGCCACACTCTTGCCGTTAAAACCGATACGTAACATATCCAGTGCAAAGGACTGATTAGTAAAAACCTGCATACGTTGGAAAAATTCGTTTTCATCACCGGCGTTAGCCCAAACGGACAGCATGGCCCACGTCAGTGCGGCACCGGAATCTGTCTCAACCAGCTTATATTCATTACCGGATACGCCTGTGGGGCGGATAAAACGGCCCCCCTCTGTACGCCCGGTAAAAATCCCCGGATTCCCTACGGCAACGACTTGCCCCTGAAGCTGGTCAACATCGACCACGGTGATCATGTTCAGAAAATCGGCGCGCTCCAGTAATGCATCCCGCAACAGCGTTTCTTTCGGATCGGTGAGTGAAAAATAACGCGACGTATCATTGACGTTATAGGACTGCGATAATTGAGCGCTGTATGAGTCAATATATTGACGCGCCCTTTGATTTAATTGCATAGCTATCCCCCACCTTTACGGTGAAATAAAATGTTTTCTAAAAGGTGGTATAAATTAAATAAGGTGCTTAAACGGTTTTTTACCGTCACCATTAGGCGCACGTTTTGGCAATGTAGTGATTTTATTTTCCAGTTTACCAAAGTTCTTAATAATACCCGGAAGATTATTACGCAATTTTGCAAAATCTTCGGTATCCACCACTTCCTTTACCACTTCAACATCTGCAACAACCTCTTCTACTGCGGTGTCCGTCGCATCTGTTTTATTTTCCAGTGACAACACTCGTGCTTCTAAATCGGCAACTGCCTGTGCCAATACTTGGATCTTATCGTCTGGTGCTGGAGCTGTTTCCTCGCCCGGCTGTTCCTCGTCCTGAATATTAAACAGACTGCGCCATTTACTTTTATTTTTACCTACTGCCATTTCTCTTGCCTCTTTAATCGGTGTGACTTCATCAATAACTAATGGCTTTAGCGCACCATAACGTTTGTTTTTATTACGGCTGTTAAAACGCATTCTTTCGGTGTAAACACTGGCGGGTTCATCTGTCACCCCTAACCCTTCCAGATAACTTTTTCCCGTTCCTCGAAAGTTGCCGTCAGGCGTAAACTCAGCGGAACAAAAAATCAGTTGCCCAGCCACATTGGCCTGCATTAGAGAGAGGTTAGGACAGAGGCGAGCGTAAAGTCGTAAGATACCCTCACCGTCTTCCCCACTCATTAATTCCAGTACCTGCCCCATATTCCCAAAATTGCGGGAGTGCTCAGGCCACAACAATGCGGTATACAATTGCGGGTTATAGGTTTCTGCGGCGTCAGTGAGCCATTTTCGTTTAATTTCACGCCCATCAACGGTTTCCCCCTCCGTGCAAACACAAATCCAGTCAGTCATTAAATGTGAATTAGACATAACCCTACTTTTAAATATTGTGCTTGTTTCGAGATAGGCAGTATTGCGGATTATTTTAATAGACGCACGGCCCTTATTTCGGTTCAGTTCGGATATAACCCATTAACCGAATGAAACCGATTTATTAATAACGTCCATCCAAAATAAACCCCGCATAATTACATTCATGGCCAAACACTCTCAAACTATTATCGGTGTGGCGCGTTCACTTTACTTACAACGGTGGACACCGAAAGAAATCGCCAACGAATTAAATCTGCCTAATGCGCGGATTATTTACTATTGGGCACAGAAATGGCATTGGGCTGATATGCTCAGCCATGAAAGTATTGAGGAGGCAATCAACCGCCGTATATTGGTGCTGGCCAATCGCGATAATAAAAACGAGCTGGAATTAAAAGAGATAGACAGCTTAATCGCCCAGCACTGCAAATTAATGGCGCAGAAGAGTAAACACACGGAAAAACTGGCGGCGATTAAAGCGCAGACACAAGGCAGCTATGCCAGCGGTGAAGAAGCTGCCGCGCGGGATGATAATGGCGGCGGGAAACGTAAATACCGCAAAAATGATATTTCAGGCATTCAACAGGAAGAACTGGAACTGTTTGCCGGGGAAACGCTGTTTTTCTATCAGCAATACCTGCGGGCCAATAAACACCACGCTATCCGCAATATCCTGAAAAGTCGCCAGATTGGGGCAACGTGGTATTTCGCCTTTGAAGCACTGGAAGACGCGATTATCAGCGGCGATCCGCAAATATTCCTGTCTGCCTCCCGTGCGCAGGCCGAAGTATTCCGCTCGTATATCGTTAATATCGCGCAGCAGTTCTTTGGGGTAACACTGACCGGTAACCCAATACGCCTCAGTAACGGCGCGGAGTTGCGTTTCCTGTCTACCAACAAGAACACCGCCCAATCCTACAGCGGCCACTTGTATTGCGATGAATATTTGTGGGTACCGAATTTTGCCAAATTAAATGAAGTGGCCAGTGCCATGGCCACCCATGATAAATGGCGTACCACCTATTTCTCCACACCCAGCGCCAAGACCCATCAGGGCTATCCGTTCTGGACGGGTGATGAGTGGAAGCAAGGCGACAAACAGCGCAGCAAAATCACCTTCCCGGAATTCGACGAGTACCGCGACGGCGGGCGGCTCTGCCCCGATGGCCAGTGGCGCTATGTCATTACCCTAGAGGACGCGATAGACGGCGGCTTTAATCTGGCCGATATCGAGCGTCTGCGCAATAAGTACAACCGCGACACGTTTAACATGCTCTATATGTGTGTGTTTGTGGACAGCGGCGACAGCGTATTTAAATTCCATATGCTGGAAAAATGCGGCGTCGATATTGAGATGTGGCAAGACCATGATTTCAGTGCGCCACGGCCATTCGGTAACCGCGAGGTGTGGGGCGGCTTTGACCCGGCCCGCAGCGGTGATACCTCAACCTTTGTCATTATTGCCCCGCCTCAGTTCGAGGGTGAACGCTTTCGGGTACTGGCCACGTTCTACTGGCAGGGGCTGAACTTTAACTATCAGGCCAACCAGATAAAAGAACTGTTTCAGCGCTACAACATGACCTACATCGGCGTAGATATCACCGGGATCGGCAATGGCGTATTTGAGCTGGTACAGAACTTTGCCATGCGCCAAGCGGTGGCCATCCACTACGGGCTGGAAAGTAAGAACCGGCTGGTCATGAAAATGGTGGATGTGATTGAAAGCCAGCGCCTTGAATGGGACGCCGAAGCCAAAGAGATCCCGGCGTCATTTCTGGCCATCCGTCGCACCAGTACCGCCAAGGGCGGCGGCATGACCTTTGTTGCAGACCGTACCAAAGAAACTGGCCACGCCGATGTATTTTTCGCCATTGCCCACGCAATAGATAATGAACCGCTCAACTTTGAGCACCAACGTAAATCTACATGGAAGACGAGCAAAGCCGCATGAAGAAGAAGAAACAGTACCGCCGCGCCCCAGTGCCCCATACCGCCCGCAACATGAGCATTATCAGTTTGGGCAAACCCGAACCGGTGTTAACCACCGGCACCGATTATCAAGACATCTGGTATGACAGTGATTTTGACCACTACAGCCAACCCATTGACCGGCTGGCCCTTGCTCAACTGGTTAATCTCAATGGCCAGCACGGCGGCGTTCTCTATGCCCGGCGCAATATGGTGGCCGCTGACTATGTCGGTGGCGGCCTGACCCATGAGGAACTAAAAGCCGGGGTGTTCGATTATCTGACCTTTGGTGATGTGGCTATTGCCAAAGTGCGTAACGGCTGGGGTGACGTGGTGGCACTGGCTCCGCTGCCCTCGCTTTATTTGCGGGTGCGTAAAGACGACAGCATCGTAATTTTGCAGAAAGGGGAACCGCTGGTTTATGGCCAGGAGGATGTGGTTTACCTCAAACAGTATGACCCGCAACAGCAGGTGTATGGCCTGCCGGATTATATCGGCGGGATTCATGCCGCTTTACTCAACTCCGAGGCCACCATTTTTCGCCGCCGTTACTATCACAACGGGGCGCACACCGGCGGGATTATCTACACCAATGACCCAAATCTCAGCACCGAAGTGGAAGACGAGATTATAAAAAGTCTGGAACAGAGCAAGGGGATCGGCAATTTCAGCACCTTGTTTGTCAACATTCCGAAAGGCGACCCGGAAGGGATTAAATTTATTCCGATTGGCGATATCAGCGCCAAAGATGAATTTGCCAATATCAAGAATATCAGTGCGCAGGATATTTTGACCGCTCACCGTTACCCGGCAGGGCTGGCGGGCATTATTCCCAGCAATAGCGCGGGATTGGGTGACCCGGAAAAGGCGCGGGCAACCTACCGCAAAGATGAAGTTATTCCGCTGCAACGCATGATTATGGACGCTATCAACAGCGACCCACAGATCCCGGCGCATTTACACATTAAATTCGACATTGAAGATACACAATCGGGTGCGTCATGAGCAGAAACACGGTAAAATTCCAGAAGTTCGCCACTTTTGGAGCCAGAAACATGCGAGTGATGAAAGTCTTATGCCCTGAATGCGGTGGCGCGGCCATTATCCGAAAAACCAACCGTAAACATCGGCAGATTTCAGATTTATATTGCGCCTGTAATGATGTGGAATGTGGCCACACTTTTGTAATGAATGTGACCTTTTCCCACACCATTAGCCCCAGCGCTAAAACCGGTGACAAGTTACTAAAAACCGTTGTTCAAGGTCTAAACCCTCAACAACGGCAAATGATGTTAGAGCTATTGCAAGTTCCTGCCTTCTGATATGCATCCCCCATTTTGGGGGATTCTTTGTTCGTACTCATCTAGCTTAACGACTAAATCCATTGTCAATTCAGCAATCCACGCTATGGCCAACGCACGATCTCCGTCAGTACTGCCACCTGCCGCGACTAACCTTGCAACTAAATCAATTCTTTGCAAAGCCAACGATTCAAGAAGTAAATCAGTCACGTTTCCTCCATCAATACGAATACTGTGTTTATATACAGTATAAATAGTTTCTGAAAATATGGAACTGCTAACCACATGTTTTTCCGAAAAATCATGAGCCATATCAATTCCATCCCGGCCAGCGCTGGTTCTCTGGCTGCGGTGAAACCTCAATTAACCGACCTTTCTCCAGTCTGATAGACCGATCGCCATAAATTTTCAGGCTGCTACCGCGTTCTAAGGTAGTCAGTTCGAACTCATCCCCTTTAAAACCTCTACTGCGCAGCTCTTCTGATAATCGTAGCCTGGCATCAGGCGTACAGTTATGGACAGAACTCCAAGGGGCGGCGTTGCCGCCAGAAACACCGGCCTGCGCTGCGCTCTCGGCCAACTTCGGCACAATATTCCACTTGACCACACGAGTACAAACAAGGGATTCACTGCCCAAAAACGGGGAGTAAACCCCCTGGATACGTTGCACGTCTTCGGCGTAAATATTGCCCATTTCGGTAATTTGGTAAGTTAGACGCACACGGAGTTCACGGCGCACAACCAATGCGCCGCCCTGGGCTTTGGTGTATGCCGCCCAATCGCCAGTATCAGCCGCTTCCAGTACCGCATCCATCGCTTTGTTCGGTAACTCAGTACCGCTTTCAATCCGACGCAGCTCACGCCATACAGTCACCGGAGCACCACCAATTTGCTGAAACTGGCGAATGCGCCAGCGGCTCGCCCAGGCGGTTACTGCTTTGGCCATTTCCCGTGCTTCTGCGCCCGTTTCGCCGTCCTCTTCACCATCAAGCCCGTAACCATCGATATTCTTCGAGATATATTTCGCGATATAACCCGTAGCACTGCCTTTAGATGGATCAATTGATTCAACGTGAAAACGCGCTTTCAGCGCTTCGGGACTTTGTAATTTTTCAGAATCTTCAAAACGGGCGTAGTAACAAAGAATGTCCCGCGCCTGCTCGACATGTTGCGGCAACATAAACAACAAAACATGCCAGTGGGGGGTACCATCGTGATGTGGTTCTACCACGCGAAAACCAAAGACGCTAATACCGGCGCGGGCAAGAGCCGCACGGGATTTAGCCCATACGCTGCACAGGTATTTCTGTGTTTGCCGTGGGCTGGCACCGTTCCACTGAGAAACAAAACCGCCACCACTGTGGACGGCATGATAAGCAGAGGGCGCGGTGATGGTGTAAAACTCCCCTACACAGCCCATTTCATTCGCTAAGTCCTCAAAACCTCGCATTCTAACCATAAGTTCACACCTTCTGATTGCTGGATTGGTATTACTGCCGTTGACCATTTTTTCCAGAGAAACCCGCTCTCCGGTAGCTTCATTCTCTAACTCAAAGGCTTTAAAAAACTCCCGATTTCTCCTCTTTTGTTCTACCCACTCGGCCATCGTTGAGCGGCTGACATAAGCCGAAGCCGCACGTTGCACCTGGCCAACGGCTATAGCCATATGCTCCCGACGCAAATCACGCAGACGCTTTAACCGCGCCCGCCACCAATCAACCGCCATCATGCGCAGCAAACCGGATTCAATTTTGCGTGGGTTGATCTTTTTGCGGCTGGAGGTGAATTCCCGCCAGTACGGCGGCTCAGTTCCTACTTGCTTGCTCAGTTTTACAAGGTAGATATAAGCGCGTTGGGTACGTATCCAGAGTTCTTTTGGGTCGCTGCTCTGGTCGGTGAAATTACGTTCGATATAGTCAGCAAAACTTTCAGACATAAAATCAGCTACCCGGTGGGATAGGTTGCGTAACTCATCCCGGCCAAACGATGGCAGGCGTTCTAAATCCCCAGAAAAAGGCCACGGTAAAAAGCCGGGCGTTTTGATTACCGGTTGGTACTGGCAATTAACCATCTGTAGACGTGGCAATACATTCTCGCCCACCGCAGTGCGTAAGAATGTATTGGCATGGCGACGGCCTTTAGTTTCATAGAGACGGGAATACCGGTCACCAAAATAACGGGCAAGGAACTGGGGCATTTCGCCCAGATACTGGCTACGCCATTGGTGATCGGTTGGGTTCTGCGCCCACAATTCCCGCTCGGTGATGCCAATATCTTTAGGAACCCGTGAGGGTTCCGGCTCAGTGCTGTAATCACCATGAAACGGCAAAGACAGGGATAAAATATCCCCGTCAGTGAAATCGCTTACTGGGCGCTGAATGGCCGCAGTCATTCGCAAGCCACACCATCAGCAAAATCAACACCAGCCCAAATAAGTGATTCGGGTATTCTGCCTAGAATTAACTCTTCCGCAGACTTACGGCTATCCGCTTTGCCACCACAACTACGGCGGGCAGTGACCGGGCTTTTAAAGAAGTCGTGATAAAGATCTCGTACCAGATGATTGTCATTGTTGGATGCAACAACATGGAAACCACGCGCCGACAAGCCACGCAGTTTATAGGCCAATAGATGATGCTGGTCATAACCAAATTTTTCACTGTGATAGGCCGTAAATTCATCTGCGTGAGAATCAGAGGACAAGTACGGCGGATCACAATAGATACCATCACCGGGCTGCACCATATCCAGCGTTTCCTCAAAACTGGCGCAGATAAAAGTGGCCAACTTTGCTTTAGCAGCAAACGCGCGGATTTCAGCTTCGGGAAAATACGGCTTTTTGTATTTCCCATAAGGGCTATTAAATTTGCCAGACTGGTTGTAACGACACAGCCCGTTATAACAATGGCGGTTCAGGTAAAAGAAAATAACCGCACGGAACAATGGGCAAGAGCGAATTGATGAATTAAACATCTGCCGAATTGCATAGTATTGTTCAGCGGTATTGGCCGTAGCAAATAACGATCTAGCCAGATGAATAAACCCATCCGGCATTTCTTTTAGTACCTGATACAGTTCTATGAGATCTGGATTTACATCAGCAATTAAATAAGCCGGGTAATCCGTGTTCATCATCACGGCACAAGAACCGGCGAACGGCTCGACCAACCGATCGGCAACAGGCAAATAAGGCTGCAATTTACCCATCATTCCGGCTTTACTGCCAGCCCATTTAAGAACAGTGCGGTTCAGTTCCATGCGGCACCGCCTTGACTGCTCAGAAATTCCGATTCTTGCCGCAATAGCTCAACTATTTCAGTTGCAGCCATTCCATTATTTGACGCTTCCGCAGCCAGACGATCTAACCTGGATGAACATTTATCCGCGACAAAGATCATTCCCTCATGGCGGGCATTATTGAGTAACTCGTTCAGGTTGGCGGTTGACGCCTCTTTTCTGTCATTACGTTTCATATGCATATTGCTTGCTCCGAATTTAGGTAATAAAAATCCCCGGCCACCGATGGGAGGCCGTTGGTATTTATGGTTTTGGATTAATTAATGAAAGTGATGCGCAATCATCGTAGATAGCTGGGATTGATTTGGACAAGGTAGACCATGAAGTTCATGAGTATCATGCCACCATTGCCTTATCATTACGGCAATACTCCCCTGACCAAGCATTCCGGCCACAAAGAAAATAGAACGAATAGATGCCAATGCTTCCCCTTGCGCTCTATTACATTCAGCCTCTCGATAAACACGGCACCAAAATGCCGAGTTAGCTGCAAACCATTGGTGCTGGTTAGTTAAATGCTCAGAGTCATTAAACATAAATGGCTCCAATAAAATTTGGTCGTTAGCCTCTTTGCATTTTGCTAGAAAAAATCGAGCATAATTTGGCGCAACACCCCAAGTTATAAAATCTTCCATCAAACCCTTTTTATCTACCGCTATTGCTTTCATAGTTTTCCCTTAATTATCGGTGTAATGCATATTGACCATCGATTGGGCTGCAATCATTTCGGCGCCGAAGTTGTTTACCGGCTGTAATTGGCGCGGCGGTTTAAGGCTAACGTTGTCCTCTTTCACAAAATCCAGTAAACCCACAGCGCCGAACGTATCGACCAAAGCCCGCAAGCGCTGAATACCGCGTTTAAGCTGGTGCAATTCTTCGCGGGTAAAATCATCCCATGCGTAACGACAGTGCTCTGACTTCATCCCGGCTGAATGCAGCAAAAGCCCACGATGCTCTGCCGGTAGACGTTCCCATATCAAACGCACCTTACTGTGGCTACCGGTTACCTTGTGACGAATGATCGCCAACCATTTATTGTTATTGCCCGACATAGCGCCCCCTTTTCAATCCCATTAAACGGAACCACCACGGGCAACGCTTGTTTTTCAATACGGGTTTACGTAACGCCCCTAGAAACACCACTCGGCTGGTACATGGCTGCCAGCGTTGACCGTTGGGTAATTCAATCCAGCCGTGGCCATAACTGCCTAATTGCGGGCTGGGTGATTGTTGTTTCAGATATCTAGCGAAAATTTTCATCTATTGCTCAGTTCAAGCCGGGCACCAAACCACAGGCGCTGATCATGTCAACGGCGGCGGCAAGTGCTGGCGTGGATTGGAAACGCGCTTCAACCGATACAACAATCAGCGACAGGTCACGAATGGCCTGATTCGCACGGTCAAGAATGGCGTTTCTACGGGATTGCGTCATAGGACCAGGCGTAACGGTTTCGCCGGCAATCGCGCCGATAGCCGCCGTAGCGCTGAGAGCATGGGTAGGTAAGTTGCTGGGATTGGCTTCATTAACCGGCACCGCAGGTAAACATTGCAGTTGAGCCAGCAAGCCATCTAACAGGGTTGGATCTTCTGTAATATCGGTGAGTGTCAGTAGCTCCATCACGTTTAGGTAATGCGGCTGATCTGGATTGAGCTTGTTACGTAATGTCTGCGGATTCATCCCAACACGGTGCGCCAACTCGCTGAGGTTATGAGCCAAAGCAAATCGGCGCATGGCCACATCAAAGCAAGGATGTTTAGAAACCTGGTAATCAAACATAGTCAACCCGCCCAAAGTAACCATAATCAGTGAGAGAACTTAATTTCATGGCTAGAAATTGCATCAATGGTTAAGGCGGCTAGATTGATCAGAACTATTTCGCGCGTCCCGTCCTTTTTTAAACGATGGCGATAAGTAGACAATCGACCATCATCCAACATGCTTTCAATAACGCGAATGGATAGCCCGGTAAGTTCTGAATACCGTTCTTTAGTCACATGTGGGGTTGTTAGAGAGATTGTAATGTTGCTTGGCATAAGGCACGATCCCACGGTTAAGGGTTATGAATATCAGTTAGTACCAACAAAGAGCATTGACTCCCAAATTGAACCTTGGGCAACTTTAAGTTCAATGCTGTAATCATGTCAACATAATTTTGTTCTGGATTGGAATTTATGGACTTTGAGAAAGGCGGTCAAGAAGTCATTAAGCGGATGTTAGAAGCCTACGGATTTAGTACTAGGCAAGCACTCTGCAACCAGCTAGGTGTTTCAAAAAGCACCATGGCTACACGCTTTATGCGAGATATATTTCCTGCTGACTGGGTTATTCAATGTGTTATGGATACAGGAGTGAATATTGAATGGCTAGCCTCTGGCACAGGCGTAATGTTCAATAATGTAATCAACGATGTTGTTAAAGTTTCAAAAATCAAACTCATCAATGGCAATCAACAGCCAGCCAATCATTTATTTTTAGACAAAGTGATGATGAACAGTGCTCTAGCTAAGCCAGCCATAATAGATGATGGTGTTAACTCATACCTTGTTGATCTAGAAACGGAAATCTTATCTGACGGCATTTGGCTAATAGATATCGATGGGAAGTCAAGCATTAGAAAGATCCAACAATTACCCGGACATAAATTACGAGTGTCAAATGAAGAATTAACTTTCGATTGCAAGGTTGATGATGTGCGTTTTATTGCAAAAGTAGATACGATTTTTCAAAAAGTTTAATTAAATCAATTGTTTTTAATGTGATTTTATTTTTAGGAACTTGAACGTGTCAGTAAGAAAGCTAACAACAGGCAAGTGGTTATGCGAATGCTATCCGAGTGGTCGCGATAAACGCAGGATCCGTAAAAGTTTTCCCACAAAGGGCGAAGCTATGGCATATGAGCAATTCATTATGAATGAATCTGCAAATAAGCCTTGGATGGGTGATAAACCAGATACCCGATGCCTAAAAGAATTAACTGATCTATGGTTTGCTTTACATGGACGCTCACTTTCCTCTGGAGATAAGATTCACAGCAAACTGAGATTGGTTGCAGAAGCATTAGGTGATCCAATAGCTGCAAATTTCACGGCAAAGGACTTCGCCCATTACCGCAACAAAAGACTGACAGGCGAAATAAAACTAGATGAGCGCTTTGTAAAAGGCTCTAGCCCTGTGACCATAAATCTAGACCATTCATATCTCAGCGCTATGTTTGAAGAATTGATACGTTTGGAAGAATGGAAATTACCTAATCCGCTTGAAAAATTGCGTAAATTTACGATTAGTGAAAAAGAAATGGCGTGGCTTGACATTGAGCAGATTAATGAGCTTTTGGCGGCTACAAGTCATCATATTGATATGAATCGTGTTATCCGGGTTTGTCTATGTACCGGTGCTCGATGGAGTGAGTCACAGTTTTTAACAAAGAATCAATTAAGCCCAAACAAAATTACCTTTACTAAAACCAAGGGCAAAAAAAATAGAACGGTACCTATTTCTGCTGATTTTTATGAAGAGCTGAAAGAGATTAAAAGTGAGCGGTTATTTGGTGACTGTTACTACCCTTTCTTAACCATTTTGAATAACTCATCAATTGTTTTACCAAAAGGACAGTTAACACATGTTCTCAGACACTCATTTGCTGCTCATTTTATGATGAACGGCGGCAACATTTTGGTACTTCAAAAGATACTCGGACATCATGATATAAACATGACTATGCGTTATGCCCATTTCGCACCTGAGCACTTAGATACAGCAGTAACGTTTAACCCTCTCACCATGGTAAATAATGGCGGCAAAGTGGCGGCAAAAAATGGTACTCACTAG